TTTTTCTAGGTTGCCCATGACGCGCAGACGCCGGTAATCAATGACGTGGATCTGATCGCCAATGCGACCGCCCAAAACCATCACTGTGTAATCATTCTTTTCCTTAGTGCCAACGGAGAGGTCAACCCCGATGCCAAGCGAATCGAATTCAGTTGCGATCTCTGCCTTGACGATCAGCTCTGGTGCTAACGACAGCTCGTTCTGTCGGACGACTTGATTCATGTACTGGAACGAAAAAGCAATAGGTGCTTGCCTCTTCTTTTCTTTTAGGTAATCCAGGGACCACATATCCGGCCAGTACGAGACTTCATCCCCCGTCTTCGGATCATTAATAATCGCGGATAACACAATTTGTAGCCAGTTATTCTGTGTATTGAATGTCGTTGCATGAATGTCATCATGTCGAAAGCGAGTACCAAGACAAATTGCACGGCCACCTTCAAACATCGTTGGCGCAATCACAGCATTCCAGTTGTCCTGCATCTGTTTACGGATGTCAGGGTTGGAGATGTCTGCAGCAGATTTGATGGCGTCATCAATGATGACGAGATGAGAACGCTTGGAGGTCACGGAACCTTTTAGACCAGCGGCACAGAGCGTAAATTGCTCTTCACCAGTTGTATCAATGCCAGCAAACTTATGATCAATAGACCAGTACTCATTGCTGGTGACGTTCTTTAAAAGACGTACGGTTGGAAATACTTCTTGATAACGCTTGCTTTCAATGATGCGTTTGATGGTTGCTGACTTAGAGCGTGCAATATCAACCGTATAGGACAAGTAAAGAATCTGTAGGGGAAGCTTGGCCGCAGTATGTACGCCAATTGCCCATGCAGTGAATAAACCTAAGACCGTTGACTTAGCGGATCCCCGTGGTGCCAGGAGATCGACATTAGGTCCTGCGATCTTGACAAGACAATTGCTGTCTTCGTTGGTGACAAAATGACGATGCCATTCCTTGTGATGCTCTGCCGGAGGTTTATCGGCTACATAGTCACAAAAAAACCCGAAGTCTTCCCTTGCTTTCTCCAGGGATTCAAGATTTCGGGGAACACGTATTTGTTGCCTGCGGGCAGCAGCTTGTGCGTTACGACGATATGCAAGATGCTGATAAGCAGGCACGATGAGTATTATTCAGTACGTAACTGAATACTAACTCATTCTTCGTTTTTGCTGCTCTTCTTCTGTTCTTTGTACTTGCGGGCCTTTTCCAGGGCCGCCTTCCTCTTTTCCTTGTCCGACATCTCGCTGCCGTCCTCCTTCTTCGCCTCCTTCTTTTTGAAGTGTTCCAGGAGCTCGGGCGGCATCTTGTTTTTGCTCATTTGGTGCTACTTCGTTAAGTAATGCTTCAAACTTTTCGGGTCCAGCTTGCGATTCTCCCCCGATCGGAGCGCCTTGCAAAGTGCGTTCACCACTAAGGCGATTTTTCTGCAGTTGCTGCACAATATTCATCAAGCCACCAGCGAGTCTGGCGTCAGGTGCAGCTTGTGCTTGAGGTGCTGGATTCATGACTTTATTTTAAATCAGCTATCTTCATACTGCATCTTGGCCCATACACTCATTGACGCTTCTTCCAGGGGATACTCAATCGGATCATCCTTGAAGATCGTCATTAGCTCACGTATGGCACGATCAGCACCAGCCATCAATAAACCTTTGCGATCACGGTTAGATGTAAACTGCTCAATCTGAGCAATAGTGCCGCGCAATTCTTTTTGCATGCCAGCAATACGAGCAACGCCTGCATCACGCTTAACAATGCCGTCATCTACATCAGCACGTAATTTGCGGATGTCTTCCTGCATCTCCTCAATTTCATAGAGGAGTGTCTTGCGGTGATCAGGCTTTGGATAGTTACTGCTGATCCAATGTTCACAAGCTGAAATACTACCGCCATAACCAAGGAATCTGGCGTAGAGGTAGCACTCGATTACCGAATAAGTGTCTTCAGCAAAAGCTGTAAAAGCTTCTTGATCAGAAGATGTTAAGTTATCGACCCACTGGTCAAATAACTCAATATCGATAAGCTCGCTGGGCCTGCTGGTAGTCCCTTGCTTCGTCGGCTTCCTTGAACTCTTGGGACTGAGCTGCGGTTGTGCGTTCTTGCTCACCGACATCCTCCAATTTCTTCTTAGAGAAACTGTAAGCCACTTCCGCAGCTTGCTTATATTTATCTAGATCAAACCAATCATCAACATCAGTTTGACCTGTAGGCACGCTACTGGTCATGGCTTAACAGAAACTTTGATAAGGATCAGAAGTTGCTCATCATGCTTGCCAGGCCCTGGGCGAAGATGTCACGACGACCTTCGACAGAGGACTGACGAGTTTGGCGACCCTTAGAGGCCTCGAGCTTTTCAAGCAGTTGCTGGAACTGGTTGATATCAAAATAATCGTCCGTGTTAGCGGCAGTCATTTTAGTCTTTTAAACTATGTCTTTATTTTAAACAGTATTAACCAAAAACTGAACCAATTAGGCCATATAAACCGCCTGCAAGTTCCATTTGACTGCGTTCTTTTTCCGCTTTGGTTTGAAGCTCAGTGGAACGATAGCCATATTGACCAGTAATTTCAGCAACATCTCGTTGCGCCTGTGACTGAATGTTGGCAACACTATCGAGGCCAGCGTTGATAACACCTTGTAAATCAATTTGACCTTGTTGTCTAATATTTTCGGCTGCTAGTTGCCATTCTGCCGTTTTGTCGATTGTGTATTGCTCGCCCTGGAGCTCTAGCTCAGCGGCATACTCTTGAGCGTCAGCATACGCCTGAGCAACTGCTTGATTTGCTTCCGATTCAATCTGGGCAACACTGGTAGCTGAGCCCGCATTAATATTGGCGACATCAACGGAATAACCACCTTGCAGGTTTGTAACCTGAATGGCGGCATCCGCCTGGATATTTGCAACGTTCTCAGCGGATTGAGCTTGAACCTGCGCAATTGAAACTGAATTGTCAACAGGTGCAGGTGCAGGTGCCGCAACAACCACTTCAATCGGAGTCGGAGCGGGAGCCGGCTTGTCCTTGTCTTTGTTTTTATTTTTGTTTTTATTAGACATGACTTAACTCCTTAATTAAGCACCAAAGGAAGAGGGGAGGAAGGGCAGTTTTGATAGATCGTATGGTTCTGGTTTTGCCAGAGGTTGATACGTGTTTGTATAGACTCCTTCCGCTGTTCGGGATGGTGTTCCATAGATGGATGCCAGGGCTTCCTGCTGTGCAGTCATGACTTTACCCCCTGCAATCAGATCTTGCTTCAACATATCGGCAAAAGCCTGAGGACTGCGAACACCCCTGGCTTTTGCTCGCTCCATAAATTGTTCATACTCTGGAACACCGTATCCCAATCCTTGTTGAGTATAAACTTCTTTTGCTACAGACTGAAAAGGAGAAGAAGTGTAATCAATTTCTTTCCCATAACTTTTAGCTAATTTTTTGTCAATAAACGCAGGATTGGAGAAGCGATCTCGATAGGATTCAAGAAAAGCCTCTGCTGCACCACGGTTGCCGCTTTTGATTAAAGCTTTGGCTTGCTTTTTAATTGATTTTTTATGGCTCGGAGAAGCCTTGATCTGCTCTAACGCATAATCGCCCATCTCCTCCATAACAGGAGAAGGTTGGTACTCTGGGGCGCCACCGCCAAACAAGCTGCCGATCCCCGTACCAACAGCACTGGTTCCTATGCCAGCTATCATTGAAATGGGATCAAACATTGCTCTCGTCTTGTTTTATCTTTGTTTTTATTTTACTTGAATATTGTCTACGCAACAAATGCGCCGAACCTGCCATATTTTCCAGCTAGCTCTGGTAGCCCCTGCATTGTTCTTGCTTGGCGATAGTTGGGATCATTTACTGCAATCTTAGAGGCAATTACAGGATCTCTAAAAGAACGGAAACGATCAAAATTCTGAGCAAAGATATCACGTCCAAAATTAGCATCAAACATTGCGTTTGCTGCTGAAAATTGATTTTGTGCAGAGCGATTTAAGTTTGCCTGCTGGATGCCACCCATTACAGAGTTGATGCCGCCAAGGAAACTCATGGCGCCACCCATGCCCCCAAACATGCCGCCTCCACTTGAACCAGCTCCAATGGAGCCTGTTAAATCACCGCCTCCGCCAAAGTAATTTGCTGAGCCAGGGGATAACAAATCACTGCTAAAAGCAATATCGGTATAGTTCATGTTCAAAGACTCACGTATTGACGGTTTACAAAAGGAGTTTCACGGCCAATATTGCCAGCGATTGTTTTCATTGTCTCAGGCATGTAATAATGCTGAGCAGCCATGGCACGAGAAAACTTATTAGGAATATCCATGAATCCTGCAAAGATGTTTGCCTCCATTGCAAGACGTTGGTTCTCACGTGCTACATCTTTGAAATAAGGACCAAGAACGTCAAGCTGTTCTTTTAGGCGTCCAGGAGAAGATTCCTTATCTCGCATAAGAGATGTAACAGCCAAAAACCCTGCAGTATCAGGGTCCATACCAATTTTTTTAAACTGCTCCGCATAAGAAGCAGCCTTGTCAATATCAGCCAACTCACCGCGCAATTGATTGTCGGCGGGTGTTGAAAACTTTGAAATGTTAGATGCTGTTGTTAACGTAGGACCAGCAGCACTTGGCAGATTAAAAGGAAGCATAGCGATCACCCAAAGCTGATTTGAGGAGCTTGGAGAGTAGAGCCGGCGTACGGATTAGAGGTAAGCGCAGTGCGTAGTGTTGCACCGGTCTCAGCTTGCGCTCCAGTGGCAAGCTTTCCTGCTGTTGCTACAGTACCAAGCATTGCATACTGTTGGCCTTCAGTGTTCATCAGCGCTTGTTGACGAGTTAACTGATCGTTAAGACGTTGACGAATTATGGGATCCAAGCGCTTTTCAGATTGGATCATCATATCGATGTCATTTTGGCGAAGATCTTGGATTGCCTGAAGAGTGGGTTCAAGATACGCACCGCCATATTGCTGGGCAATTTGTGCCTGGAGTGCGGCATCTTTCATTGCTTCTGCACGTTCTTTTGCGCGCGCGCCTCGGGAAGCAGCGGAGCTACCCGGTTGGCCAGCAATTTCCTCTCCTGTCATCTCTGCTTTTTTCTTCTCCAAGAGACCGCCAACTCCTTGACCAACCACAGGAGCAAGTAAACCTCCTGCTAAACCAATGGCGGCGCCAGGAAGTCCGCCAATACGTGCGCCAAGAGCAGCCGCTCCTAATGCAGTGGGAATACCCACACCAGCGGTAGTAGCTGCCTCAAGTGTCCTGCCTTCTTGCGCAGAACCAACAGCGCTAATAACAGAAGGAGCCGCAACTAACGCGCCGCCAAGTAAGCCAGATCTAGGAAAAAGAGCCCCGCTTCTTTGAACAGCTTGAGCAGTTTTCTGTCCACCAACGCCAAGCAAATTGGTGACGTTCTGCATCTGGCGACTTCCATATGCCTGAAAAGAAGCACGCGGATCACGTGCATAGCCTTGTGCGGCAGTCAATACATCGTATGGAACAAGCGCTCCCCCTTGGGGAACTCGCTCAGAAGGACCACCTGCAGAACTATAGGTTGCCATTTACTTATTGAATACCTTTAGTTAAATAAATTCTATCATCGCATCATTTCATATTGAGCAGTAGTTGGTAACTGTTGCTCTACAGGTTTTGCTGCTAAAGCTGCGTTGGCTAAATTGCCAAGCATTGCACCGGCTGCTGCGCCACCAGTAGCGCCCACTAAACCACGTTTAAAGGAAGTTTTGACGAGCGGTGCGGTACGAATTGCAGCTCCAGCGCCTACGACACCACCAATAGCCGTCGTAACGGAAGGAATAGTAATTGGATATCCAAGCATCCGTGCTTCTGGTACGCCTTGTAAGTTTTCTGGAGTTGCCTTGACTAAACCGCCAAGTATGCCTCGATCTTGATAGTAGTTCCTAAGATAGTTACCATAACGCTCAGGTGTCAAAGAAGGGATATCTTCTTTTGCGGTTTCGTACTTCAGGGGACGACCCGTGCGACCAAGAAAAAACCGTTCAAAAAGCTCGGGGCCAGGCTGAGTTGTTTGGCGCCGATCCTGCGAACCTTCTTCTGCATAAGACTGAGCAAAACCCTTAGGCCTAAACATCTCGCCAACATTGGTGATGTCATAAGCACCTGCAAGTGCGGTGGCAGGCACGGTAACCGAAGCGCCGATTAAACCTGTTTTAAGTGGGCCGAGTTCTTTGTAAGCCTTTTCCCCGATTGCCGCTTCCATCCCTGCCCCAAGGATCGCCAGGGGGTGGTTGTAACGCCAATAAACACCACGTGTCCCGTCATTAGTAAGATCAGTAAGAAGACGTGCGCCAAAAGCACCAACAGCTTGTGTTGGTGTTTTAGAAATTGAAACACCTAAGTTTCTTAATTCTTGATGATACTCACCTCGCAACCCGGGTATTTCTTTGATAATGCTGGGATTGTACTCACCTTTTAAATAAGCACGACGACTTGCTTCTTCGCTTTTTGTAGCACCGGTCTTAAGCTCTTTTAAACCAGTAGTAACAGTGTTAAGCAATTGTTGAAACATCTTACATTAACCTCGGATTTAGTACTTCCTGTAACATTGCTTGGTCAGAAGAATCAAGATATTTCATCCAAGAGTTACGTGGCATCTGATTTAAAAACCGTTCAAACTCAGCCCCTGAAACTTGAGACATTGTTCCGGGAGACAAATTAGCTAGTTCCTGTTGCAAAGGCAGTTGATTAACAACCGAACGTTGCTGAAGCTGTTGCGCAATTTGCTCTTGCTGACCGCCACCATAAATAAGAGGAGCCGTTAAGTAACCAGTGCCCAAAGAGGTAACAATGTTTACTGGTGTTTCTAGTCCGCTACGGTTCTGTATTGTTTCAATTTTGCCTGTATCTAAATTTTTAACGCGTTTTGTTGTGTAGGCCTTGGGATCTAGCTTGCGTACGGTTCCAACAGCAGCTCCTGATGCAGCAGCATCCACCAAGCCCGACATTAACGCTTGGCCTGGACTGGCTCCCCCTAAAAGAGCAACACCTGCGTTCAAGGCG